ACGACGGTGCAGAAGCCACCGTCCGGATAGGTGTACTTGACCACCTTGACCTTAGGCTGCTTAGCACTCTTCTCGTTCTTCTTGTCCTTGGTATTTTTGACCATGACAAGATCCTACCAAATAGGATGTCAAAGTAAAACTCATAATTGAGTTACTTTGTAAGATCTTGTGGGTCAACGGCTTGTGCCGCAACAAAGTCAGAGATAAGTGGAAAGACCGGAGCAATTGCCAAGGCAATCTTGCGAGCAACATCCATATGCTCAGCCTGAGTTCCGTTGGCAGTACGAACCTCCACGTAGTGGACGAACGATCGCAGAGTTCCGGCCATGTAAAGCCGAGACATCGTGTTACCCTCGGGGAGAATTGCTCTAGCCTGTTCCTTGGCAATTCCGTGCATGATCGCCCATTCGTACGTATTCTTCGCCATCACAATCATCTGCTGCTGACGGCGATCCCATTCGTTTAGCAGAATTTCATTATCGGTTTGAACGCTGTTTTGCCGGTTCTTCGGGTCCTGAAGCCGAGCATCACGGGTTACGAAGTCCAGAGCTGCAGTAGGATCAGCATACCTCTGAGAGAACTCTTGAAAGGCAAAGGAACGGTGACGGAGCATTTGCCGCGCGATGTCTCGTGTGGTTTCGATCTCGACAGTTGCCGAGACCATCTCCAGAGGAGACCAGTGCTTGTGCTTGACCAGATACCTGACCAACTTTTCAGAGGTCTGGTGGTTGTTCTGGTTCGCCGGATTGCTGACTCTAGCACAGTATGCCACTAATTCCTGAGGAGTCGACTGAACAGCCTCTGAAAAAAGGATTCCGGTGCTGTGACTTACAAGACTGGCTTTTTGATGATCAAAATTCATTACGATTTGTCGTTCAGACGGTGGGTTAGATAGTAACCCAGCTTTTCAACATTAGATTTCTTGTACGGAATCGGGTCGGATAGGATCTTGCCGTGCTCGTCAATGTATTCCTCGCTGAATCCTTCCATTGACATAGCTCTAGCCAAACCTAAGTTCACCACAACGGCCGCCGCAGACGCCTTGACGAAGTTCGGCAGTATGACCACGCATCCGAGATCCGTCTTGACGTAGACCCGGCGCGAGTGCTTGGTGTTATCGGTGTTGTTGACGGTATCGTCATGGGTTTCTATACGTTTATCAGGATAGTTTTCCGATACCCACTCGCAAATGTCGTTTGCGTATTTTTCGACCGCAGAATCGGTCTCGGGATCCAGGGTAGTACCCCAGCCTCCAGTATCTGGTGTGTTCATTTCTGAATCCAGTTCTCGAACCAGATCATGGCATCGTCGATCTTGGCAACAATTCCAAAGAGAATCAAAAACGCCCAGAGGATCGGACCTGCTGCAAAGAGCAGGATCAACCTCTTTGCAGGCTTGATGTTCTCGTTATCGTGATTACGATACCATAGAAATATCCCGACCAGCGACCAGAGAACTGAGAATAGAATTAGAGATAAGAAGATCATTTAATGTGTGAATGAGAGACGGATTCTAGAAGAGCTTCAATCCGGCGGCGACCTACTGGATTCATGCTGTGAACTTTCCAAGATGGAATTGACTCGCCTTTGCTGACACAATAATCGCAGAGCCAAAGAGCACAATCATATCCAGTCTTTGTCACCTGATGGGACGTCGGATTCGCATAATGCTCCGGAGCCAGATCGTGATCAAAGCTCACAAAGTTAGGAATACCTTTCAGCAGAATCGTCTCCTGGAAGGAAACGAAACTACGAACGGTTATCCATTCAAGACGAGTCTGGAAATCAGAATCAGGATAGACCGACGTCCTTTCGCGAACATCGTCCAGGAATAGCTGGTAGCTCATTATTTTTTGTCTTTTTCGTTTCCGTAGTGAAACCCATCTTCATCCTCGTAACCATTTACGGCATTCACGAAACCGTAGGCCATGAGGATAAAACTCAGGGCAAGCAATATGCTGATAGCAATTAGAGCAGTTTTCAAGATTCTGTCAGGAATCGAATGCTGTTAAGATCGACCCAGATATAGATCGGATCGCCGACTTGAGGTTCGCGCGGCAGCCCGCATCCGATATTGCATAGCGTTTTTCCGGTTTCACGATTAGAACGAAATACCGCAGTGGCATATTCTTGATAAGAATCCGGATTCATGTCATAATCAAAAATGAGGCGGGTTCCCTTTTGAATTGATGTGTATCCGAGGTCTGCTACGTTTAGCGTACGTTTGTTTTGATCTCCCCGAGAAGCCTTGTAAAGTTTGACTCTGGAAAGGCGACGATTATGATTGCTCAGTGTTTTCACTAGATGGTTCGCGGTTAAGGTTGGTATTGACGATTGGCTCTGCAAAGTAGTGCAGGGTATCAATGGTCAGACGACGAGACTCTTCGAGTGCACGCTTCTCCCTGTCCTTCGATGTGGCGGTAGATTTCAGCGGAGGAAGCTTACCTTTCGGAAGCTTGCCGTGGATTCCACGGACCGTCTTAGTCATCTCCACCATACGCTTGATGGTCTGGCGGTAGATGGGCGAATTGAACTTCTTCAACTCTTCAGAGTTGCGAGTAGGATTGCTCATGGTATTTTGTAGGAAAGTGATGAGATGGCATTGCCAAGCCAGTTTAGGCTTCGGCCCAGATGAAACGCAAAGCGCCGCCAGGGGCGAGTATGGAAGAAGAATCGATTGTACCAGAGACTGTTCTCTCTCTGGATTCTTTCCATAAATTCCTTGTCTCTGGCTTTGCGTTCGGTGTTATCTCGCTTCTCAAGCTCAACTAGACGAACGTTCTCAGGGACTCCTCGGATAATCTCGACTTCAAACTCAATTGAAACGTCCCATTTATCCTGGACGTCCTGTCTGTAATCATACATTCGAATCGTCTTAGTGCCGAGGTCGACCTCTTCTTGGTACGAACCGTCATGGTCCATGTGCCCAAGTCGATCCCAAATGTCCTTAGACTTTAGATCTCCTTCGACCCAACGCTCATTCTTGTACTTGGTCACAAAGACCTTCTTGCCTTGGACAATGTAATGCGCCAAAATGCAGTCGAGATCTTTTGTCTGAAATTCCCAATCATTTTTATTGAGACCGAGCTCAACCATTTCTGGTGAGAAAGGCAGAGGATCTGCCCAGCTAATTGAATCGAACATTCCCATAATTATTAAATCCTAACAAGTTCTTTTCTGGTGTACATACTAAAGTTAGCTGAATTTGAAGTCTGAGTAATCAGCTTCTTCATCGGAAGGCGGCCGAGTGGTCGGTTCTTTGCTGAGATTCTGAGCCTTGATCTCCACGTCATAAAGGCGCATCTTAGACCGATCGATACCGACCACAAATCTCTTGTTGGAGGTCGGATCGTTGTAACGGTTCTTCAGCTGCTTCACGATGATCTGATTTAGGCGATCAAGCTCCTCGGTGGCGATCAGAGCAAACATCAGGTCTGCAGTGGCAGGAAGACCGAACGACTCGGAGGTATCGGTTAGCTCAACATCAGATGATGCAAACCCTGAGCGAGTCGTCTGAGTCGCTGAGAAGATCGGCACATTGAATTCCACTGCCAGACCGCGAATCTCTTCGGCAATAGCCTTGATGAACGAGTATGTGTTGATGGCACCGCCGACACCCTTCATTCGAGCGGAAGCACAGATGTTCAGGTAATCGATGAAGATCACATCGGGAGCGAAGTCCTTCTTCAGCTTCAGCTCGTTGAGCAGAGCACGGAAGTGACCAGCATGAGCTGAGGCGGTAGGATACTCCTTGATGATCAGCTTGCCGACCGTGTTACCAGCGATCTTCTTGACCTTCGAAGTGAACATGTCCTTCGGAAGGTTGGCAAGTTGATCGATTTGAACGTTCATCAAGTTGGCATCGATACGCTCGGCGATGCGTTCCTCAGACATCTCAAGAGTGATGTAAAGGACATTCTTGCCTTGTGCCAAGGACGATGCTGCCACGTGACACATGAACAGCGACTTACCCACACCGGTGCCGGCCAGAGCAATGTTCAGAGTCTTGCGAGGTACACCACCTTTGGTGATGTTGTTGAACATCTCCAGGTCGAACGGCAGACGATCCTCAGTCTTGTGATAGAAGTCATACCGCTTCTCGAAGTCTACGATGTAATCATGTCCGACACTGTTGTCGAAGTTGATCGCCAGAGCCTTCTGAAGGATGTCAGGAATGCCATCACGGGAAGCATCCTTTCGCTTCCCATCGATGATCTGAACAGACTCAAGAATGGCAAGATGTAGTGCACGGTCTTTGCACCACTTCTCGGTGTGGTCTAGAAGCCAGGACTCCTCAACGGTCGGATTCTGATCGATGGACTCAATGATCCGAACTGCGTGAGGATAGAGGTCCTCAGTGATTTTGTCATCATGCTGGAATTCGATCTCGAGTGCAGACTTCGTGGGAAGCTTGTTGTACTTCGAGATGAAGTCCAGAACTAGGCGGTAGACTGATTTGTGAGCGGCATCAAAATACTCAGACTTGATGAAAGGCAGTACCTTTCGGCAATAGTTCTCGTCATTAACGAGTTTCTGAAGTATCGTCTGCTGCAGTTGATTCGACATGTGAAGATTTGTCTGGTTCACCGACCTGATAGTTGCCGGTGTCGAAAGCGTTTTGAATTATGTATGCCAGAAGATCGCCGACAAGGGTGGAAAACTCTCGATCATTCTGAAGCGTTGTTTTTTCCGTAAGACTTTCTAAGATGTCGTATTTGAATGACAGCTTTGCGGTCTCTTTGTTCTCGGACACCTTTAAGGTGACGGATCCGTATCGGATAACGGTATCGCGATACGGGTCAACGTTGATCTTGACCGTGTAGATTGCAGTTTTGCTCTGCA